AAATAATTGCAACTTTTGTATTTGCAACATATAAAAATACTACTGTATGTACAACTGATCCATTATCTGTAATTGTGTCTACTATTGCACCACTAATTACTCCACCTGCATAACTTGGTCCAATAATAATCCATGTTGAACCATCATATCCTTTTAATTGATCGTTAGTGGTGTCCCACCAGACATCTCCTTCTTGAGCACCGGAAGGTGCTGTTGCCGCTGAAGTTATACCGCCAGCCTCTTTCCAGGCAGAGCCGGTATACACTTTGAGTGCTACATTTGTAGAGTCCCACCATAATTGGCCAGCCAATGGTGAGCCAGGGGCGGAACTGTGAGCAAAGTTTTCTAGTAGTTTTACAAAATTTTCGTTTTGAACCTCACCATAACCGGCATAATTTTTACCGATTAATGTTAAATTCGTTGTTGTGTCAAGCGTACCATCAGCTACAACTGTTAGTACGGCTCCACTTGTTTTATTAACTGTATACGCCACGTTTTCTCTCTCCTAAATCGAATTATTTATAATATATACGTATATATTATTTATCTTTTTTTATGTAGCACTACTTAGATTGGTTAATGTTTGTATCCTTACTGTATAATCTATTTGAATTAAGCGATTAAGTGATTTTTGTACTGGGTGAAATACCACATGTGTTAATAAGTTACCTTCTCCTATAGTACCTTCCCAACTTTTTAAACCTAATTCATCAAAAACATATGTTCCATCTAAAGATGCCGAGTTATCAAATGCTTCTTGCCCGGCCGGTTCTCCATAATCAAGCAAACATGTTACAAGAATATCAGTATAAATTGTGCCACTTGTATGACTAATTGTCATTTTATTTCTTGTAGGATCTGTATTAGAAGAACTAGTTGCATCAACAACTTTATAATAAGTTTTATTATATAGATCTGCAGAACTGCCTGAATTATTAGCAGGCAAATATGTTATAATACCAGTGGTTGACACCGAGGTGCCACCATTACCAAAATGCATTTCATGAATAAAGCCAGTAGTTTGATTAGAAATACTGTCTGCTAATGCTTTGGAAAAATTTTCATAATGAATAGCATTGCGTTGATCTACAAATACTTCATCTGTTTCTGGATCAAATATTTTAATGTAACCTTCAACTGTAATGCCTGGAATTTCGTTAGGTTGCTTTTCTTCCATTTCTTCTTGCTCTTCGCTGTTTTCTTGCTTGATTTCTTTGTTTTCCATCTGAAGTATTTATCCTATTATATTACCTTATATTACCTTTGGAGTTGACAGCGGTGCCTCTTTAAGGAATATTACTTGTTTAGATGTTGCCATACCTAAACCTAATTCATTAGTAGCAGTTGATCCTCCTTGATCATACCAAACTTTAGTATGAACATCATCACCTGGTATTAATTGTTGTTTACTACCATCTACTACCTCACTTAAAATAGCATGTGTTGCAATAGCACCTGTTCCCCATGTTCCACGACGCAATCTTTTTAGTTTATTGCCATCTATTTCATAGTATTCTATTCTTTCACCGTTAATGAATATTACTCCTGGCGTTCCTGTACTTGGCACTGGTGTTAGCAATTTAGTTGCATCTGTTACATTAATTTCTAAGTCAGTTAATACTAATGCTGTAGATAACGTTGTTGTATTTGCTGTAGCAATTCTATAGTATTCTACATCATCAAACATATTTTTCCAAATTCTAAATGCTAAACCACGTCGTTGCTCTGCTTGTCGCATTCCTGATACTATAATATAATCTGATGCTAATATACTACCAGAATCTGGGGTCATTATTAAATTGGTTCCAGAAACAGTATAATCATGGTTTGCTATTTTTGGCACACCATTTAACCATACCCACAAGTAATTTGTATTAGCACCCAATGCTGATATATCATATATTGGTGTTGCTATTGATATACTTACATCTCCAGAATATCCTATAGTGTCATAAATTGTTGAATCAAATCTTTCAGGAATTGTTGTTGTAGCAGTTGAACTACCTTTTATTACTATAGTTTTTCCTTTACTATGTCTTTGGTTAGCAAATGATTGTACAAATAACCTATCGCCAGTTGCTACTACACCAGCAGTTGTAGATACTCCGCTGCCATTTTCAAGTATTACTTGATAATCATTTACAATCCAATATTGACCATTTCTAACTGTAATTGCCACATCTGTACCTGATGCTGGGATATTACCACTAGTAAATGTTATTTGAGCACGAGCGGGCGTACCAGTAAATGTATAATGTGTTGTAAGTGTTTTTAATACACCATCAACGTGTACTTGAACGTCAGCATCAGTTACTGAACCATATACTATGGTTGGATTAGTTGGACTATTAAATGCTGTTGTAGATCCATTTCCAGTATAATATTCTGTATCTGGTGGCCTTAATCTTTCATTTTTAAAATATACAAAAACTCTCGCGGCATCAGGACCTAATTCAAAGAAGTTATCTTGTCCATAATTATATGTATAACTAGCAGGCCATGTTGGACTACCTGGAACTGTAATTGTTTGTTCTTCATTTTCAACTTTAACAAATGGTCTAATTGCTTCTATTTTGCCAGATGTTACTGTAGCGGTTGCGGTTGCTGTACCTGCAATTGCAACAGTTGGTGTTGATGTATATCCACTGCCTGCGTTTGTTACAATTAATCCACTTACTTTGCCCTCAGCATTAATAACTGCTGTCGCGGCCGCGTTAGTGCCACCACCACCACTAAATGTTACTGCTGGAGCAGTTGTATAACCACTGCCTGCATTAGTAATTGTCAGGCCTGGCTTATTAAATGTATGTACCCTTACACGAGCGCCATTTGTTGGAGCTGATGTAAAAGTTATTCTTGTTTTTTTATAATAACTAGCTGCTGTCCAAGTTGGATTATTTTCAAATCCGTTTACTGTAATATATAGATATTGTGCGTATTCGTATGGAACATTTACAACAAATTGTGTTTGTGTACCATCTGCATAAAAATCTTGGTTAGTTGATGTAACAGTATCACCACCTGTCTCAATAAGTATAAAATGAAGTAATTGGCCGGCGGCCGCCGGAACAACCATTGTTATATCATTATTTCTCATATTGACGGTATAATCAGTAGTTAATTTTTTTAACGTCCATCCATATGTTGAATTACCTCCATATACTTCAATACCTTCAAGATTTGTAGGTAAGGCTGATAATGCAGAGAAATCATAAGTTGTAGTAGAACCATCACCAGTAAACGTATATTTTCTAATAGTAACACCAGAGTCTCGTGGTGATGGCATTTCGTATACTTTAATGTCTAATGTATCAAATACACGACCAGGTACTTGCTCTTCTGGCGCATGAGATGTATATTCTGTTACAAATCCATCACCATCAACTGAAACATTTGCTGGATCTATACCTCCACTTGTACTAAAATCACCACCGCCCAAATCTGTATCGACACTAGCAATAAGTTTTGTGCCTTCTGGACTAACAGCATAATCATCAAATGCTGACTTGGAATAAGCTGCTCTATCATAACCTGGCTCCATATCAAATGTTGGACCAAGTACTTTATTAGCCTTAAATTCTATACCTGAACTTGATATAACTGCTTCATATGTAGGTATATCAGTTACTGTTTCGCTCTTCCAGTTTTTACCACTATTTGTACCAGTTTGCCCACCAGCATAATATAATGTTAAACGATCACTATGCTTTTTGCTTGCACTTTCTTGTGCTGTTTCTAACTTATTATAGGATGAGTAGGAAACTGTTGCTGTTGCCGCGGCACTACTACCACCGCCACCAGTAAAACTGATTGTTGGTGCGGCAGTATATCCTGTGCCTTTAATTGTAACACTAACAACTGTAACTGCATCGGTGTTTTTTCCATAAGTGCCCGAGAGTGGATTTGTATCTATTCTACTAGCAACCGCTGTGGCACCAACGCCTGTTGTGTCTCCTGCGGCATTTGTAATTACTACAGTTGGATTTGAAGTATATCCACTACCTCCAGCAGTTACGGCAATAGTTGTAACGTGTGATGGTTCATCTACACGATCAAACTTCATTGTTTCTTTAATATCTCTAACTTTATAGTTTTCTACATTAGCATATGCCGTAGCACCTGAACCACTACCACCTGTAATAGTTACTTTTGGAGTAGTTACATAACCTGTACCACCATTTGTTACAGTGATAGATGCTACTGTTTCAAGACTTGGTAATCCCATTACAGGTACAGCAATAGCACCAGTACCGTCTCTATGTGTACCATCTTCTAGTGCTGAGAATCTAAAGAAACCATAGTTTAAGTTACTTGCATCTGTATGTGTAAATGTATATGTTGAACCTCTATATAAGATAAGGTTAGGACGCTCTATGCCATCTATATAAAAATCTGGACTGCCTGTGTTATCTAATACTACAGTTACTGCAAATGTTTTGCTTTCATTTGTTGCTAGTTTAGGTTGTATTCTAATTTTCCAACCCATATCTTTTATAGTACTGCTATAATACCATAATGTATCAGGACTATGTTCTGGTACAATAAGAGTTGCTTCTGCGCCCGTTGCACCAGGTACTTTATCCGTAGCATAAGTATAACCTAGTTCCCATTGTGCTCCGCTTTCAATTATTATATTTGGCGGTGATGCTGTAATAGCACTATAGTCATAACCAGTCGTGTCATAACCTACTGCATCATATGTTGATGATGTTGTAGTAGCATAACCACTACCAACAGTTAATACAATAATATTATCTACTTTCTTTGTATAATGATTGTACCAATCTATCCAAGGTGCTGTAAGCATCTTTGCGTCGTCGTCTGCTTCGTATACATTGAGTGATCTAAATAATTTGTCTGTTGTATCATAATACCCCGGCAAGTCAAAATCACTGTTTCCTATTAGAGGATTTTCAGTATAATTATAACGGTATACATATTCTCTAATATTAGTTCTGTATGGTTTTGCTTCATTAATATAATCTTTAATACTATCTTGTACATCATAGCTGTAATTAACTAGTTCGGCTAATTTTCTTACAGTTTGGCTAATAGTTATAAAACTTGTTTTAAATACCCAGTCTACTTGTAATGATTGATCAAATAACACATAATGAATTAGTTCAAACCACAATTTATTAAATTCTACTTCTATATTTCCTACAAATAATTGTGTGTTTAATGCGTCAATAATATATCTTAATTCTACTAATGGAGTAGTTGTAGTATATAATGTTGTTTTAAACTTAATTGTTGCGTTTTCTTGTCCAACAACTTCATATGTATCAACAGTACTACCACTTGTATTTTTATACAATATCCATTTACTTTGCCCATCATTTAATACTTTAACTATATCATTAAGTTTAGTATCTAATTTATCAACATCATTTTCTATTGCAACGGTATAATCAATAATTGTATTGGCACTGTAACCAGTAGCATACCAATCTATATAATCCCAATATTTTGTTGTATCATATTTTTGTTTCTTTTCTAAATTCCATCTTTGTGTTGCGGTTTCCCAAATATATGTTGTCCAATAATTTCCTTGAGTTTCGTCTGTTGTAACTATTACTTTATGTCCATCGGAAATAGTCAATGCATTAATATAATTTAGTTCTGCTTTACTTGCAACAGTTTCATTATAACCATATGTTGGTGCTAATTCAGCAGATGATATAGTTGTTAACTTATAATCTATTGCCGTTTTATATTTTGCAAATACAGTATTACAAAATTGTACAAGTACTTTAACGGCGCCCAATCTATCAACAAACATACTTTGTCGCGGATACTCCATTACACCATATCTTGATGCTACATGAACTGAAGAATCTGGTACTTCATTATCATTAGCGTCTTTTCCTGCTAAACTATCTCCTAATTTAGTAATTAAATAAGGATTTGGTTTAGACAACGCATTGTCTTTTTGTACTAATTGCCACTCTGTATGTAATGGTATATCATTCTTAATAGTGTCATAGTTAATACTTAAAATAATGTTGTCATCAGTTAAATTTGTTTGTAAATTATGACCAACAAAAGCATTTTGGGCCGCAACACCAATATACTTTAATCCATACGCCGAGGGATCTTTTAATATAGTAGCAATTGTTTGCCCTGGCAATTTTCGTGTAGCTGCTGGGATAAAACTTTTAAGTTCAATTTCTTTACCGTATGCGGCGTATTTAATTTGCCCACTAGCATCTAAATAAGTAGTTGAAACATTAGGTACAGACGTTTTATTTTTAACCCAATAATAATAAATTGGTTCTAATGTACTTGTAGATGTATTATACTTTTGATATTCTACATAAGCTGTATCACTAGCAAATTTTGGTGTACCGTCACCGCCCAATATTACATATGATGATGGTAATGTATCACTTTCAACCCATTCATATATATTAATTTGCGTACTTGGAAACAATTTACCCCAATTAAGACGTCTATATTCTAATTCGCCTTGTTCATAGTCAATATATTTTGTGTTAGTTAAATCCCACCATAAAATTCCTACTTCATTAGGACCCCAATGATCATTTAAATTAGTAGCAACATTAGTTTCTGTTGCTAAATTGTATATTGCTGGATCATATAATGTTTTAAAACTAATTTCTTCATCTGCGACTCCAGGAATTTTACCTTTAATTGGATCAATATAGTCAATATAATCAATAAATGTATTTGTTGATTTATCATACGTTATAACTTTATCAATTGTATTAATATCTACTTTATCACTTTGTGTGCGTTTTGAATTCCAAGAAACTTTATTTCCTGTATTAGTTGCCTCCATTACAGCACCAGTATTTTGTGTATATTTCTTAAACACAATAATAGAAGTTGCAACAGGCGTTTCAGTAAATGTTACTATACTTGGTGATGCATTATTACTAGAATATTCTGACTGTAACATTACTCTACCATTCATAGTAATTTCTAAATTAGCAGTAGTAAATTGTCCTGTAATTGTATAAGCGGCTGTTAATCCAGTACCAATTAATGTTTCTTCAACAAAATAATCATCACCTGGAGCACCAATGAGTGCTGTATTTCCAATCATTGCAAGGCCAGTACCAAACTTATCAAGTTTTTTACGGCCGCTCCAATCTACTCGTTGTATTAACGAGTAAGTTAAATCAGTATTAATGTCATAAATTAATGCTGATCCTGATTCAAATTTTACATCACTAATAATAGTATTGCCTTGATCAAATAGTGTAGCACCACTATCTATTGTCATTGCTACTTCGCTTGTACTTGTTGGACTACCAATTATAACATTAGTAGCAGTATTATTAAATCTAATATGTTCTCCATAGTATGCATTTTGTGGGCCATCTGGATGTCGCAATGCTGATTTATATGTGTATAGTGTTAAACCAAGTGCTGTAAACACTACACCACCATTAGTTGTACCGGGTCTTACTGTAAGTTTAGCATTAGCGTCTGTTTTTGTGCTACTAATTTTTAATTTATTGTCACTTGTTTTTACTGCTGTTATAAATGTAATTGCTCTAGCAGTTATATCACTCACAACTGAATCTACATCAGTACCGGTAAAAGTTACTTCAGTACCATTAATTACAATCTTGTCACCAATGCTCACTGTTGGATTAGCAACAGTACCAGTTATTGTGCCATTGTGTTTAGCATCATCTATCCAACATTCTACTTCACCAGAATTTGTAGCGTATATAGTTGTCTCTAATAGTACAGTAAAATCAGCACCTGGCGATCCAACTGCAATTATATGTCCATCAATACCACACTCTATTTCTTTACCAAAGTTCTCATTAGCATCTGTTACATTACTTTTAATATCTTGTATTTTGTAATATGTGTCTGTAGGAGTTTTACCCCAAATTTCTAAAGCACCAGCATTTACACTAGCACCATCTGCTTTATTTGGCTTGCCAATAAAAGCAATAGTTCCATCGTCACTTATAGCAACACTACGTCCAAAGTCTGATCCTACTGCTCCAGTAAATGTTTTAATAGCATTATAATAATTTCCCTTACGCAATATAATACTATTAGTACCAAGTGGAGGAGAAACAGTAAATGTAACTTGTGTTGCAGATAATGTATAATCCAAACCTTCAATTTTAATTTGATTATCTACAAGTACAGTAATTTCATCTGTATCACTATATGTTGTTGTAGAAAAAGTAAAAACAGTTGTTGATCCTGTGCCATTAAAATATTCATTATTAGCAGTAATGCCAGTTTGCAGTTTATACATATATGCTTTAAGTTCGCCTGGTGCGCCTACTAATACGTATGTTCCGTTTTTACTTACAGCAACATCATAACCAAATAATCCATTTGTTGTAGGACTTGGTGAGCGCATTATATCAAATGGTTCATATGACTTGTCTGTTTTTACTTTAAGGATTATAGCATAACCTTGCCCGCTATTACTATTTGCCGCACTTGTTACAATGTAATCATCATCTATAGCAGTATCAAATTGCCAGCCTGCCCAACCGCTGTTATACAATTTACTACCATCTACGATGGTGTTGCTATATGTAAAGTCTCCTGGTGTTAATGCAACTGTTTGTGCATTACTACCACTAGGATCTGCTGGTACTGTGTCTGTTTCTAATACTGGTAACTCTTTATAAGTTGGACCAATAATGTAAGGATACACAGGCGTGCCGTCAGTCTTTAATGTTAAGAAGTAAGCATAAGTTCCGTTCGGATAATCTGGCGTTACACAATAACGACCATTATGCTTATCTAATGTTCCTGCACCAACAACAAATTGGTAATCTTGTATGAATGTTTCTGCAGGATATTCTGTATATGTATAACCACGGCCAGATACCGGGTCTCCCCAAATAGTGTATGATGATGTCATACGCACTAGCGTGGTTGTTGAATCTTCAGCAGTTGAGTAACTATATGGGCCATAAATTGGATAACCATCATATGCATAGCCTAATATTTTAGAATGGCCGTTAGTATGTCTCCAATGATCACCACTATAATTAGTGTCTTGATAATATGAGTTTGCTTGATATATGTGATAGTCCCATTGACTTAAAAACTTACCACTGTGATAATGATACTGATTATCTACTTGTGGATGCCCGTGTGAGTCATCCATACCTACTGCTATTGAATTTGCTACAGCATTCCATTCAAACCCTGTTGGAGCTACACCTTTTGCTGGACCATTATCATTTGGTAGTGTTGCTGTTGCCGACGGGTTGGCAATTATTATACCATTTGCCGCTATAGCAGTACCACCTAATGGTGTTGCTACTTGTGGACTTGCTGTTGTATTTGTTCCTACACGCAAGTTAAATGTATGTTTATGACTTCTTGGTAGCACTCTATTAGGATTCTTGTCATTTGGAAATGTTCCAAAAGTTGCTGGCTGCGGTAATCCGTCACTTTCTACTGTTAGTAAATATCCTGAAGTGCTTAACGTACCTGCTGATTGTGATGTGTTATCACTTACAAATATACTTGCAACATCAAATACTGTTGCAACATCACGTGTCCATTGTTCAATGTTACCTGCAGATGTAGTATCGTAAGTAGAACCAACTAGTATTGTCGACAGGTCACTATTGCCTGCGACACCTTGTCCAAATCCTGTATTAGTTGTCTTTGTATTAGGAAATATTTCTTTTCCTAATGCATAAGGATTTTTCTTTTCCAACACGATCCATTTATTAGTGCTGTTGTGATTATCAATCCAAGCATAATCTCCATCTTCCCAACCAAATGTTGGTTCTGTTCTATTAAGTAAATTAGCAGTAGTAGCATATCTAGCACCAATTAGAGATAAAAATTCACCATATGTGGTTTCATTTGCTGAAGTTAATTTTGAAAAATCTATATTATATGTCTGTAGAGTATTAGCATATAATATTAAAGAATTAACCCCAGTATTGGATAAGTTAGTTTTTACTTTATATATTCCGCTATAATCTATAGTAGAATCAATTGCATTAATAAATCTACGTAAAATAATATAATCATCAGTCAATATTGTGCTTATTGAATTTTTAAATCCGACTGTAATTTCGTTTGCTGTTGAACTCGCAATACTAATTGGTGTATTGCGTGTGCTACCTATTCTGTATATATTCCAATCATTTGAGTTTTCTGCAAACGTTGGTGGATATGTATTAGAGTTTGCTACCCAAACTTTATCACCTATATTAAATGCATTTAAATATTTGCTTTTTGACGCTAATTGTATAGCATCATCTACACCAGTTACAATATATTCTCCTGTTAAATATGAAGTTGGTCTAGTATTAGTTCCAGTAAATTTTACAACTGTACCATTTGTTAATGTAACAATAGTACCACTAGTTGTAGTATAAGATTTTTTACCTATAAATTGAGTATCAATATTGATATCTTCTTCTATTATAATAACAGCATTAGGTACCCACTGAGCTAAACTTAATATTTTATGTTCAACATCATCTAAACGAGCATAGCCTGCATCAGGTAAATAATCTCTTGTACTAATATCTTCTGTTAACTTTTTAAAAACATCTTTATCAAACAGTATTGGCTCTAAAGGTTTCTGATATAAATCACTGGGCCGATGAGTAATATGTGTATCTTTATATTGTTCTGCGGAATTAATAATTTCTATTACTTCTGGGTTGTCTGTAAATTTATCTTCTTCTAATTTAAATTCAATTACTTGAGAACTTGCTACGGATCCGTACTCTCCAACTCTAAATGCCCATTCTTCATATAAATTAAGGGTACTATCAATTGCTGGTAATTTTGCTCTCAATAGTTTATTAACCATTGATGATGTGCCTTTCTCTTTAATAAATCCTTGATAGAATTTTTTCTGAGATGTTTCATCAATTTGTAAGTTTTCTAAATATTTTCTCTTTTGAAAACCAATTAAATTAGATGCCAATGTTTGTGTACCAATTATTCTGCCATCTTCTTCAATCTCATAAAAACCTCTAAAGTCATCTGCTTTAGCGTCTAGATTATGAAGTAATCCGCTATTTACTTTATCTAATTGTTTCCATTTACTGAAATCAAATTTGCCTGTTTCTAATAAATCATTTGGGGTATGTGATTTTTTACTAGTATAAAATTTACTTTTAAATTTAATTATATCACCAATTTTATAACTTATATTCACGTCCCACTCATCTACAGAATCATCTAATAATACATAACCTGGCAATTGTTGTGTTCCATCCCACAATTCAGTTTTATAACCAACTAATTTAATTCTATTTTGACGACTACCTGTCATTTGTGACCAAATAATATCTTTGAAAACTGTTTCATTTTCAATAATTAACAAGTGTTCTGTTTGGATTGGATTTAATTGTGCGGCATATATTCCATCTATGTCTGGACTTGCGCTAATTTCAAAAATATTATCTATGCGGCTATAAAATAAATCACGAATTTCAATGCGTTCTTTATTTTGATTTAATACACTAGATGCCACCATATTATTTGATAGTGTTTCAATTTGAGATGTAGTTAAGTTTAATTTAATTTTATTGCCGCCAGCACTTAATGTAATTAATGATCCAACATTAAAATTACTCATAGTCCAAAATAGAAACTCTGTTGCTGTGCTAGTCCAATTTTCTATTAAATCAAATCCACTTGTAATATTTTCAAATACAAATCCGAAACTTTCTAAATACCTACCATAACCAATTATAAAATCAAATACTTCTTGAATTGAAGTATATTCTTTACCATACGGTATAACAACATGTTCTTTTTCAAATTCATCATATCTAATTACTGATACTCCACCAACTTTGGGCAACGCTTCTAATTTATAATAATTGCCTCGATCAGAATCTGTGTCTGTTGCAGTAAAACCAGTTGTTACCATATAAAAATCGTTAACGATTTTTATTACATTGCCTGCGCTATATGATTGTCCAGTAATGTATTGAGTAAATGGTTGTTCTAGTCCACCAACTGATATAGTTGTTTTTTTAGGAGATGTAATAATACTAGGTAGAATTTTAAAATGTGGTTGTTTAGTTGTATAACCATTTAGCTTATAGCCATTAAGAGTTCTTTCAATTATTATTCCACTATAATTAATACTTTGAATAGGACTACTTTCCATTAAATGGAAGTTATAATCTTCTTGTGGTATAAAAATATCTGTTGTAGACTTTGATGGGGAGATTTGCTCTAATATAATTTTTAATTTACTTTTATCAGAAAAACCCGACATCTTATATGCTAAATTAAGATTTAAAGCATTTAGTTGTTTATAAAAAGTTATGGTGCTAATACCTAAATACTTTGAATAATCTACTATCCAATTATTATAACCTAATGTATAATCAACAGAAGAGTCTGTATTAATATATGAGTTTGTTTTAACTGAATTAGGTACAATTGGTAAAAGTGACAATTTATCTACATAGTGTCCTAATGTATTGGTGTATAATTTACTAACATCAAACATCAGTTCAAAATACTTTGCAGGCTTTGTTAATGCTAATAGCAGTTGCACAGCAAATGGATAATAACTTGATCTACGCCACGCTGTTTCTGCAGGACCTTCGTCACCTGTTACAAAATTAGCAGCTGTATCTGTATCAATTACACTTAATATTCCTATATCCGTAGGACTTTTTAAATCACCCACGGCATCTGTTGGAATATAATTGGCAACCATTCCTGTTCTTATATATTCAGGATATGTTCCTGCTCTATCACCACTTACAATTTTTCCTGCTTCTAGATCCGCCCATAGTACAAGATTATCTTTTGTATATGGAGCGGCGCCATAAGTTGCTTTCCACCACAATGGTTTAATACTAAAACCAAGCATTTCCCATGGATGGGTATGTGGCCTGTCAGTATCATAAAAATATTTGTATATGCCGCGCCAATATCCAGGAACAATGTCTGCTCCATCAAATCTATCTTTTACTTTACTGTAATTCCAAGTAAAAGTATTAGTACCATCATAGGTTGTGTTTTTAGCATAGTCAACATCAAACGTATTAGTCCATTTTGAAAATTGCATTCCTAAAATGTTGTTGACTTCTTCTCTTGTAAATGTTGTTGTTCTATAACGAGCTGCAAAAGTGTCCGTTAGTTTAATTAAATTAGGATTATATGCTATTTTTATATTATTATAAATTCTTTTTTCTAATTCTAATAATAAATCATCCCTATAATCATTATATGCCGGAGTAAGAGATCCATCATGTCCTTGTATAACATTAATAGTTGTTGTATAAGTGTCATCAGAATACTTACTTGGTACATATTTAGGATACAATCCTAATTTAGTTGGTGTTGGTGGTATAAAATTACCACCAGTATTAATATACTCAATAATTTTAATAATATCATTTTCTACAAGAGTTATATTACTTGTTAAAGTTATGAAAGGCGTTGTTGTAGAGACTGTGTAGTCTTGGTCTTTTAATAACATTACATTGTTTTTATAAACTAGTACTGCTGTTTGACTAGGTGCTATGTCACTATATGTTTTGTTGAGTTCAAATTGGCCGTTGTCAATATCAAATACAGAATATGTTAGTGTGGTTGTATCGGTTGAAAACGGAACCATGTCACTATCATAATATGGCATTGTGCTACTTTTACCTGAGAACATTGTTTGTAAGATACTATCAACAAATGCTGAGGTATCAGTTAATTGTACCATACTTTTTGCTTGATCTAAGAATTGATTTTTAAATCTATTATATTCATTTCCAGCATAATCTAGTGCTTGGAAAAAATCATAATTTTTATTAGACAGCATATAACCAGCTTTTAATAAACTACTAGTGTTTTGTATAATTCTAGTGCCAATTGGTGCAATATTACCAATATCTCGAATATTATTATTTCCTAATGTTTTACCAGAGAAGTCTAGGCTGTTTTCAACACAACTACCAATATGATCTCTTACTTGCCCCAATGTAAAATTAGTAGTAATAGACATATCATTTAATGGATTGTTACTTAAATTAGTTGGTATTGTATAAAATTCACCACCAGTTAATTTTTGTATACCAGTGTCACTATGTACTTTAATAACTAAAATATCACCAACAATTAATTCACTTGTAAAGTTTACATATTGGAAACCACTATCTGTTACAATAAAATAATCTTTTGTTGTAGTAGTGCCTGCACCTTTTTCTTTAAGTTTACCATTTACTGTAACAATTAAATTCTTTACTATAGTTTCAGTCTTTGGAACAGTAGTAACTTTAAATTGTTTTAATTCTGTGCCTACAACAATAGTTTGTTGTAATAATTGCCTACTTTCAATTGGAGCTTTTTCCCAATTAGAAAATGTAGAATAAGTGTTAATACTGGTATTTTTATGCAAGAATCCTGTAGCTAATCTGACTGATGTACTCGTATCATTAACAATATCAGATATATATGAAAAACTATCTCTAATTAGATTGTCATTAAAAATAATGTCACCAATATTAGTGAAGTTTTTATATGATAATGCAAATCCCAATTCTGTGTCAGCAGTACCGGCACTGTTTACTGCATAACTAAAAATATTTGAACCAGCAAATGTGCTACTTGAGTATGTTGAGAAATTATCACCATTTTTGTTAAATATATCAAATGTTGGTGCTTGGTTTAATCCAGTTTTTACTTGTCCTTTGTTCCACTTATCATTTTTATAATACCATTGTGTTCCTTTATTGGCAACACCTGATTTAACAATAATAGTATTATTAGTTGCAGGATCTGCTATTGTAGTACTTTTTTCTAAATGTACTACATTTTTGCCACCAATTGAAACTATTTGTATATCATATATAAAACCATTAACTAATGGATCAGTATCGGAAGTAAAGACAACTTTTTGTCCCGCAGCCAATGCTGTACCATCAATATAACTATCAAATTCTATAGCTGGTTTACCTTCAAGTTCTGAAAAAACATCAGTAAAAATATTATCTATTAAATCAATAGTTGTTAATTGTTTTGTACCATAATCATATAATTTAATATCATTATCAAATTCTATAATAGGACGTTTTGCTCGCACCGCCGAATCATATACAGCAGTAGTTTCATTAAATGTTGCTGTTGCTGTAATAATATCTTCATGAAACCAACGGTTATTATTACTCCATTGGTTGCCGTCTATAGCACCACGTTTAATAGTTAAGTAATCTTTACTTAATGTGTATATACTAGACTCTGGTGTAAGCAAGTCAGTATATGGAATTAGTCTAATACTGGCGCCTACGTCCGCAACAATGTAATCAATATTTGCTTGTGTTGACGGCGTAACTGTGCCAGTAAATCGCACTTTAAGTCCTGTTGAGAAAACAATTGATTTAGTACCATCAACAGATGTATATGTGTAAGTTTTCTTACCTACAATGTCACTAATAGTGATAGGGTCAACAAGATCTATTCTATCAGGACCAGGTTGTAGCCAATAATATTTTGTATAGTTAATAATTTTATCATAATCAATTGGTGGTGACCATACATAATATTCATTACTGAATAATTTATCGTGATTATAATTACTTGCACCGGCCGCCTGAATTGAATTAACTATATCAATATATGTTGAAGCAAAATCATATTTTGTTTCTGATAATTCTTTTTTAATAGTAACTGCTGGTTCAAGTTGATAATTTAATCTATCTGAATTTGTTTCAACAATATATGGATCTGTTGTTTTAAAATTATCTACATCACGCCGCCCAATAAAACCATTTATTACATCTAATGTACCAGGAGATGCTAGTTGATCTAAGGTAGCATTTAAAAATTTCTTATTAACATCAGTTTGAAACTGTTGTGGTAATAGATTTACAGTTTTTCTTATGGCCATAATTTTTCCTAACTAGTAAGTATTGTGCCGCTTGCTCTAATTTTAGATGCAGTAATAGCATCAATAATTTCAATGTCTTCTACTTTTGAATCACTAATAAAAATTTCATTATTATTACTTTTTATTTCAAATAAACTACCAAAGTTTTGATTAGTTCCTTTTGGTACAATTAAAACAGTAGCAATATATGGGGTCAATTGATTATGTATATACGCGGCAAGTTCAGTAAAATAAAATGTTTCACCAAAATCCCAATTATTAATATTAAAATAATCGTTAATTGCCTCAATTGCTTGTGTTTTAATTTCAGTATCCGTTACAGTGGTTTGTGTATTTTTTACAATTTTAAATGATGCTTGCAATGTTGAACTTGCTCTACTACCAAATAATGGTTTATATTTCACTGGGTGAAAAATTATTTCATCACTTAACATTTTGTAATTTAATAAATCACTAAATTGTGTGGTTAAATCACTAGTGGTATTTGTAGTGGGCTCAATTATCACACCAGTATTATCTTGAATGTATGTAGTATAAGAATTACTATATGCTCGTGTTAACACATACATATCAATAATATTACTCAAGCCTGGATTAATTCTCCTATCCGATGGCGAGTTATGTTTATAATTAAAATTGAGTGTTTTACGTCCTACATATACTTTATAATCTGTACTAACTAATAATGTGCTGTCAGTCTTATTATAAACTCTAAATGTTTTGTCTGTAGTCAAGTAAATAACTTCTTTATCAGCAAATATGCTTGTATCACTTGGCAAGGATGCGGCCGTAGTATATGAAACATTAACTGTTTTAGTAGTTAATTGGAATTGCTCTGCACCACTAGACTCAGTAAATTTCTCAAAAAATACATATTTGATTGTGGGATTAACTGTTGGATCAACTACACTGGTAAACTGATCTGGATTGTCAGGTATGCCATCAGCATCACTGTCCAAAAATGTTATTAACACTCTACGTGAATTAGTGCGTCCAGAAAATTCCGTATCTAAACCATAAATTTGCCAAATATGATCTCTATCCATTGCAGTATTAACATCTGGTTGACTGTTTATTTTTAAAATATTAATTTGATCTGTTATAACTTTACCTGTGCGTGAATTATAAATTTTAATAGAACTATCAAAATAAAATCTAGTTTCTAAATTACTTTCAAAACTATATTTTAATCCCCTATATGTTGTAGTATATGCTGTACCATTACTTTTTAGCCAAATCATCCAACTAGCATCCTTCTTCAAACTAGTTGTATCACCTTCATAAGCAAACGAAAATTCTGAAGTTGTATCTATGTTTTCTGCTAATATAATAACCCACGCTCTTGTATCAGCATCAAAACGCAAACCAAATTCTTCATGATTAAAGATTTTAGTTAGCATTGCTGTTTCCATTGCTGATGGTAAATCTGTTACAAACTGAGGAATTATCTCAGCAACTTCTGCACCATCGCCAATTAACTCACTTAATGTTACTGGACCTGAGCCGTCAGATAAATTACCTGCGCCACTATTGTGTCCATCACCTGTAACAATTTTAATTAAAGACCAAATGTCTGCAAATGTGCCTGGGGCACCTACACTACCTGTATGTAAACTACCATCTGATTTAAAATACTTGCCACTTGGTGCGTTAAATTTTACTAGGGCATTTGCGGCCATATACTTTCTATTATCTGATGCTGGCGAAGATGCTCCTATAGGAACTGATGCTCCTAAACTATTTTTAAAATATCCTGTACTTGAGTTAGTGCTTGTTGTTGATTGCTCCCAAATTGTTGCACCAACTGTTATTCTATCATATTTGTCATAATAATATTGCTTACTACCTACATCACGTAAAACTGGTTCTATTTTATCACGTATCGCTCGCAATATATCCATTTCATTATTAAATTCAAAATCAAAATTGTTAGAGAAAAATTCTCTAAATAAAATACCATCTTCACCAAATATATTTGTTGAGGAATATTTTGAAGTTGGATCTACAATATCTAAATATCTAGAAATACCACTAGATGTCCTATTTGTTGCTTTTGCTTTAATAATATCACTTGTTGCAGTAATAGGAAATATATTATAATCTTCACCATTTACCATGCGGTTTTGTGAATAGTAACTTTGCGGTGCTTTTATTCTAATATCTTCTATTGTTTCCCTAGCAGCTGCATTTGAAATTTCTGTTTCTAAATTATATGTCATTGTCAATGAATGCTGAATATTATTTCTATTAATATAATTAACAATAAGAGTAATTCCTCGCATGTCATCTGTTTTAATAGTATAAGTTAGACCATTACTTTGCCTAAAAAATCCTCTAAAATTGCCACGTGGAATATCAGAGAAAATACCATCACCAAAAATATATGCTACTTGGTCACTTTCACGAGAATTAACACTGTATAGTGTTCTAGTATCTTTGTTTAAGCTGTTGTATATAATATTATTGCCAGTAGTAGCAGGAACTTGTGTCCATAATGAAGATAAATCATTATTAGTATCTAATTCATATAACCAAACATCACTATTAGAAATGTTGTTTGTATTAATAAATATTTGCCTGTTCGGAATAGAATCATCAATTGTAAAATCAGCACTTTGTAAACTGCCTTGTTTAATGTATATAAAAAAGCCTGTGTTATTACTGCCATTTCCCCTGCCATCATTTTTATATAGAATATTGAAAGGAGCTACATTGCTGGGTGGTTCTTCGTAAATATATGTTTTGTCTTTAAACGTTGCACTAACTGCTTCAAAATCCATTGTTATTGCATCAACTGATGACGTAAAAGCATATATTGGAATAATGCCCGCTGGTACATTAATTTGGTATTGTTCTGTTTTAACACCATTAATAGTACCTGACAAGTTTGGTGTACCAACTTTTTGTGTTGTTACCATTGAGGCATTTAATATTAAATTAAATTGTTCAGCATAATCTATATTATTAATGTCGTTCCAAGTAATAACTGTATTTGCTAAATTTGCACCATTGGAATCATATACGTCCTCTGATGTAACCATACTTTGTAATTTTAAAAATCCACTTGCATTTACATTACGTTTTGTATTATAACTTACTAAACGAGCAAGCCGCAATATACTTTCTCTACGCTCTGCAGTAGATAAGAAATTTTCTCTAGCATTTAAATCTACTCTATAACTAATGTTTTGTCCTATGTACGCAATAAGATCAATTAATGCTATAAATTCTGAACTTTCAATAAAATCATTAAAGTCTTCAGGATAATATAATTGCAAATAATCAATCATTGATTTACGTAATGTTTCAAAATCGTAACTTTCAAAGTCCGCATTAATAAAAGATTGGTATAATACTTGCCAATCTTCTGCTTCATATATTGTGTTTTGTCTAGTAGTTAACGCCATTATAATGTACTCAGTGTTGTTTGAATGGTTTCAGTATCAAATTGAAATAATAAATGTTCCATTATTTGGTCTGGAATATATAATAATTGCATTTCAATTAATAAACCGCTCTCATGTTGCTCAACTAGTATACTTTCTGCTTCAATTCTTGGATCATATGCTATAATTGTTTTTATATCTTCTTCAATTTCTTCAACTATAACCTCTGTTAATGGTTCATATAATGAATCCCAAATTATTGATCCAAATTCTGGATTTTGTAACTTTTCACCCTTGCGTATGTTAAAGTGATTTACTAAATCTTGCTTCGCAAGGTCAAATCCACTTAAAGTAAATGAATTAGAAAAGTTTTTATTGTGGGTGGAAAACCCTTTATACCTCGTTGCCATGTATAATATTTAGTTATTTTAATTATATGCTATTATATAGTTTTATGTAGAACTAGCTGCGGTTGGTTTTATTACAATGTGTGGTGTATCACTAGCAGTGGGCTCATCTGTATTAGGTTCAGTAAGACGCGTGTCTGGTTCGTGCATTGGTACTCTGTCCATTATTGTTCTATATTCGTAAGTTTCGTTATCTTTATATGTTTTAGTAACAGTTTTATCCAATGTAACCCAAGGTGCTTTATTTAACTTATCTTCGCTATCGTGTGGGACGCCTGCCCACATTAGACCCGTTGCTTTATCAGCATCTGTCCCATCTTCTGTATTCATTTTAATAGGCTTTGATGAACCGCCGCCACTATTAACACGTATTGTTTCTAAGGTAGTATAACTTATATCTTCTTTAGCATTTTGTCTAAATTCTTTGTCAGTATGGAAATTCATATGTCCAGTAGAAGTCATTTGCATGTCACCATTAACAAAGAATTTTAAGTTTCCCTTACCACTTACTGCGTGGTGGTTTGTTTCAAGAGTTAAATCGTGACCAGCCATTATGTTAATATTCTCGCCAGACTGTATATTAATATCCCTATCTGCAAGAAAATTTATATTTCTTTCACTATGTACTCTGATATCATTTTTACTAAAAACATCCATTTCTCCAGTATTGGTCATTTCAATCCAAGCACTACCAGTTGAATTACCAATATAAATTATACCATCTGTATCATTTAATAGTATTTGGTGCCCAGTACTAGTACGTAATCGTATAAGTTGACTGTTGCCTTTTGTATCACCATCATCCATGATAAAAGTGTGGCCACTTTTACGACTAGCAGGATACTCATAGCTAGTACCGGCCTCCATACCTTTTCGAGCCGGATGAAGTAATCCTTGCCATATTTTAGGTCCTAGTCTATCCAATGGTCCTGGTGTAGAAATACCAAATACATTAGAAGGAGTTTCACGTTGAGCACCAGATGTTGAAAGTCCTCTTTTATAGTCTAAATGTAAACCTTGTTCTAATAATGTGTCGGTTAATGGATGTGTTGGCCGTTGAATATTTTTATATAAAGTATCTGGCTTGTGATCAATTTTATTATATTCTGCTACTGGTAATTGAGCTGGTGGCTTTACCCCGGCTTTCATAGAATATAATTTTGCTTCTTTTGTTCTGTCCGTATCATAAAAAACCGGACTTACTGGTATACCTGGAACCATATGTAACATTAAATGATCCGGTACATATCCAATAATATAGCCAAGTTCTCTCCTGCCTTGAACAAATGTTACTAATACTTGTGTATCAATATCAGGTGTAGGAAACCACATACCATATGATTTAGTAGTATTAGCATATTTTTTATCAGACTCTTTACCTGTTGCATTAGTCCTGCCATAATATGGCAATGCTAAATGACATAATATTATATTTTCTCGTTCTTCTGCTTTAAGTTTTGGGTTATACTCTTTAGATGTTCGTTGGCCAACTAATGAAGGAAAGAATACTGCAATTCTACCCATTCCAGATTGATCCCCAAAATCTTTAACAATACCAATATAAGGGCCAGCATCATAACTAACAGATAAATTCCCTTTAAGGTCGTCAGGCCTGCCTACTAAGTAATCTTCTGCCATATCATTAACCACCTACGTTTGAATAAAAGCCAATCTCTTTCCAAGTATATGATTGATCACCATACTTACCATGTACTATTTGGCTTGCTTTGCTTAAATCATTGCCTACATTAAACTCGACTAAACGGTCAGCTGCATTTTGTGTAGAAATAATTTTTTGTCTTTGCTGTTGCATTAATCTTTGATTTGTTTGTATTAATTCTTTGTCAATTTCTGAATAACTACTAGTATTATGGTTGATTTCAGAACCCACTAAACCATTTCCTTTATTATTAGGTAATAAAACATTAC